TAATCCCCTCGATCAGCCGGAACATAGCGTTCGGGTAGATCCCATCCTCAAGCTGGCTGGCATCCTCCAGATATCCGGGTACGACGGAGAAGACTTTCATAGTCGTAGCCATAATTCCGTCGAGGATAAGGTTCGTCATCTCGTTGAACGTGCGCGTCAGCTGCGAGAAGTTCTCCGCGTAGGCTCTCCCATATGGCGCAAGCGGCACGGTGATGATCGGCGCAGCTACCATCCAGTCCCGGCCATGCAGGAACGGGTTGGCTTCGGGCCCGCGGATAAGCCACCGGTTGTTCGCGACGATACATAGGACATTCTTCCCTCTGACGATACCCTGATTGTCGATGAGCGTGCAGTAGTATTCATGCAGGACGATCGGCTTGCGGCTGGACTGGTACCATTGCCCGGTGCCGGTGCGCTTCTCGCGCTCGGCCCGGAAGATTGCTTGCACGGCGCTGCCATCGACCAGCGCGCTCTCGCACGCCTCCCGATTGAACAGCGGGTCATTCACGTTCTTATCCAACTCCATCATCGTACGAAGCTCGTGCAGGTCCATCTCCTCCCGGTGGATGCGGTAGAGCCCGCGGCCGGTCGGATCGAACCAGAAATTGTACGGATCGACGACTTCCAGGCTGGTGTACCCGGTCTTCTCGTCGTCCTTATAGCTTGTCTTGAAAACGGGCATGCTCAGCGCGCCCATCTTCATCGCCTCTTCGAACGTTGCGGCGAAGTCCACCGGCTGCCCTGTGGCATTCCGGCCGATCCGCCGCAGCTGCACGTTCATGAACTTCCTGATGACGTAGGCGAGGTCGCCTTCCTGGTCGTTGTCGATCGAGATCGAGAAGAACTCGGGTTGCGCGACGAGCGCCATGCGCATCGCGGCCGCGAACCGGTCGACATACTGCGGGAACTCCGGCATGACCTCGCGGGCCTGCCACGGCGCTTTCTTCGAAAAGTCCCACCGGTTGTAATAGAGGTCCAGGTGCTGGAGCCACGTCAGGTCACGCGAGTTCGGGCCGGCGAGACGAGCGTACTCAGCCTCCATCCGATACCCTTCGAGGATGCTGACGATCTCGTCATCCGTAAGCTCGCGGTCGTCCGGGCCGGGACCGCCCTGTGCCTCATCGACCTCGACCTCGGAGAGAGCGTCAGTCTTCTGCCCGGTGATCAGCGCTGGGTATTCCGGCGTCTCTAAGGCCATCGTTATGGCCCAAGGAGCATTTGCACCGCGAGCGCGGTGCCGCTATCGCCGCCCGTCAGCTGAAACGCGTAGAAGACGAAGTCGAAGCCGTCGCCGCTGATCGAGCCGGCCTGCGGTACCGTCCCGGAGCTTGCTGAGAGCCCGCCGCCGAGCGCTACCCAGGAGACGTTGTCGTTGCTGCCGACTAGCTGCAAGGTCGCGCTGGTGCTCGTGGCCCAGGTGCCGGAGACGACGAAGCTGCCGCCGTTCTGTGCTCGCGCACGGATGCTCGGGGTCTGGTTGTAGTTGCTGCCGCCGGCCGCGTTGTACGCGATGCCGGTGATGTTCACGACGCTCTCGCGGTAATTGCTGTAACTTTGCGTGGCAACGCCGCTGGTCCCGTTCGCCATCAGAGGCCCTCTTTCATAAGTTCGCGCATTTCGCGCGGGATAACCAGTTTGGAAGCCGTCTGTTGGCCTCCAAAGAAGGTAGCGCGCGGGGATGCCTTCTGTCCACCCTGCCGCTGCAAGCGGCCGACCGGGAAGAGGCGCGCGGCGGCGTAGCTCAGCGCATCCGCGGGATGGCTATGGATATCCTTCACCGGCTCGGTGCTGAGAAGCCCGCCGGAGGTCTCCTTAAAGTGCCATCCCCCTCGGAGCGCAAGGTGGATATCGCGAGCTCGCATTCGATCAACCTGCACCACCCCTCGGCCACCAATGCTGCGAGACAGGACCGCTCGTAGGGGCTCAACACGCTCAAAAAATCCTGGAGGCCCGCCTCGGAAGGCGCCGCCAAGCTCCTGGCGTATGACACGGACGGCGGACTGCTTGGAAGATGACTGCTCCCGCATGTTCCCGTTGGGGTCACCGATATGCTTCCACCGGTAGCCGAAGTACCGAGCGGCCAGAAGGGGCTTAACCACCTCTTGAATGAGTTCCGTGACACCAATGTCATCTCCTACGATGCTCTGAAGGATGTTCCAGTGGCCGAGTGGGGTAACCTGGGTGATGACGCAGGTCGGATTGAGCCCGAAATCCCAACAGAGGGTCAAATCGGCACCGCGGACAGGCGCAAGTCCGGTTGCAAGATGCAACTTTTCGTTAAATTGCGGCGTCACGGCCGTCCCGATCTGCTGAAATCCGAACTGACCGTCGATAAAGCGTGAAACTAAGTCCTGCCGATGCCCAAGTTGCTTGCGAAGCATCTCGTAGTAGCCCGGCGGGAGGTTTTTTTCGTTCTCCGAGCTTGCCGGCTGCCACAATTTGAACCCATCGGCGCCTGGATCGACAAATCTCTTATGCACCCAATGCGTGTCGTCGGAATTGTTGCTCGCGAGCTTCGCCGCGTACCAATTCATACCCGATTGGCGTAGCCGAGTGAGCGCCAGATCAAAGACCAACTCGGGAACACCACCGCTGCCTTCGGCGGGAGCGACCTCATCGGCTCCGAAGCCGGCGAGTTCGAGGGACTGCAGCTTAGCTGCGTCCTTGGGGTCGTCCATTCCGAGCCAGATGATCTTTCCGTTGCAGATCCCGCTGGCCCAATTCCACTCTTTGTTCGTCTCATGCCACGTTCCCATCACGCCGGGGGGAAAACGCTCGAAAAAGGAGGCCAGCGTCGTGCGGCGCAGGTTCTCCCACGTATCCCGGATCATCGCCCACTTGGCGCCGGGGTTGTGGATCGTGTGATAGAGGTTCGCCCAGTTGAGCGCGGTGCTCTTGCCCTCGCCGACCCGGGTGGAGAAGAAGTCCGCTTGGGCTTGCGACTGGATGAACGCGCGCTGGGTCGGGTTCGGCTTGAACTCGATGCGGATTTCACCTTCCATCGCGCTCTCCATGTCCGGTTAAAAGTCCGGTTACCTTCTGCGCCGCCGGCAGGACGATCGTGAAATCGCCGTCCACCGAGGCGCCAGGGCTCTGCCCCGGCCCGATCGGCAGGTCCGTGTTGAAGATGACCGTCATCCCCGGCCCGGTCGCCTTGTTATCCCCGTAGGCGCTCGGCTTCAGTCGTGCCGTGATGTGCTTGAACCCGTCTTGGGCTGCTTTGAGCGAGTTGACCCGCGCATTTGCTGCCTTGTCATCTGCGTCGATGGTTCCGCTGGCGGCCAATTGCGCCGTAACCGAAGCCAATTTGTCAAAGAGCGCATCGACATAGTCTGCTCGGACGGCTCGCCAGTCTTCTGCCAGACCAGGGTCGTTGCGACACCAGCCGCGAAAGACAGCAGGCCGAAGCCCAAGCTCTGTGCAAATATCCACCAGTGGCTCGCCATCGGCGTGCCTTTCTAGAATTATGTCAACCTGACGTTGCCGGACTTCGTCGCGGCTGGGTCGGCCGATCTTCGGGGCGTCGATAGCGCGCTCCTCGCGCTCCCGACCTGGGATGAGAGTACGTTTCACGAACGGTCAGCCTTTCTCGTGAATTTATTCGCCATTCTGGCAGACTTTCCGACCAGCTTGCAAGTGCCGTCTCTCGCCGGTAAGCTCCCATATAAGTGGTTGCTGGGCTTGACTGACTGAGTAGGGTACAGGGCGGCAGGGAGGGATACGATCCCTGCGGCTTCGCCGGACTTCTTGCAACCCGCTGCTGCGCCCGGCCTTTTTGCCTCAACTCGCGCTATGCGGGTTTTTTTATTTCCTACACGGGGAGCGTGCTACCGCCCGTAGGGGCCCGCGTTCTCCACACCCAAGCAATCACTTAGATGGGAGGAAAGCTCCCCGGCGGCCCTCCCGCACTGCCCGACGCCGCGGCCGGCGCTACGCGCATGCGCCACTCCAACAGCATGCAGAACGGCGGTGTGCGATGCCTGCGATGCCTCGCGATAGCCTCGCCGGTCATGTGGCATCACCCGCACTTCCTGCGGCTTTTCGCACACGATGCTAGCCGAGCTATGTGCTTGGCGCATGCCTGCTCTGCCAACTCTGCGTTGCTCACCGCGCCGGCGCCGTGCCATCTTCCTGTCTCACCGAAACCGTGGAGGCAGCGATGCCCGCATATCCGACCTACTCCATCACCTTGCATGCGCTCAGAATGAAACCCGGTGATGCCTGGCCGGCTCGCTTCGCCCACCTAGCTTGGGCGGTCGAATGGTACAACATGAAATACGGAAGAGCGCCATGAAATCCCAGCGCCGCAGCTATCGCAACCCTCGCACTCACCAGCGCCATTACAGCCGCAAGATCGCGGCTCGGCGCTATCGGAGGCAGCAAGCATGAACCGAACCCCAAGCGATTGTGACGTGTGCGGCAAGCCCAGCGACACCGTGCGTGTGATCGAAGCCTACGGTATCGAAACGGGCGCATGCGCTTCCTGCCGCGGTGTTGACGACGACGACGAGCGCGTTGTGCCAGTCATTACCTCGTCCGAATGGCGCGTGAAGCGCCGGCTTGGATATGCCAGCGTGATCAACGGACAAAAATATGTCCTGGCTCTTGAACCGCTCACCGGCGCTACCATATTACAGCCTGTCACCGTGAGCCGGAGTTAGCACCGTGAAATTCCACCTAACCCTGAAATCCACAAACGAGAAGACCGGTCCGATCCCGGTTAGCACTTCAAGCGCTGATACCTGCCCGCCCGCATGCCCGCTGCAAGGTAGCGGCTGCTACGCAGAGCACGGTCCGATTGGCATGCACTGGCGCAATGTCAGCAGCGGCAAGCGCGGCGGAACGTGGCAAGCGCTACTGACGCAAGTGCGCGGCCTGCCAGCCGGCCAGCTATGGCGGCACAATCAAGCTGGCGATTTGCCGGGCGAAGGCGACTACATCGACCCGCATATGCTCGCCGAGCTAGTCGAAGCGAACAAAGGCAAGCGCGGGTTTACCTATACGCACAAGCCGGTTGACGCCGCGAATGTCGGCAACAACTGCGCAGTGCAGAGCGCGAACTATCACGGCTTCACCGTGAACCTCTCGGCGAACAATCTCGCGCACGCTGACGCGCTTGCCGACTTGGAGATTGCGCCCGTTGTGACGTTGCTGCCGCAGGGAGTGCACGGCAAGTCGGATATCCATACGCCAGCTGGCCGGCGCGTCGTCGTTTGCCCTGCTACCTACCTGCCGGATGTCAGCTGCGCGACGTGCGCGTTGTGCCAAATCCGCGACCGCAAGGTGATCGTTGGTTTCCCCGCGCACGGCACTACCGCGCGCAAAGCATCGGAGATTGCACAATGACCGAGATTGACCGCGAAGTCGTCGCGCGCCGCGTGCGCGCCTTGCTCGAAAAGACCGAAGGCAACGGCTGCACGGAAGCCGAAGCGCTTGCAGCGGCCGAAAAGGCGCGCGCGCTCATGGACGCCTACCGGCTCACGCAAAGCGACTTGGAGATTGCGGCCGAGCCGATTGTCTCCGAAAGCGTGCGTCGCCCCTACGCGACACGGTACGCGCCGTTGGATTACTGCCACAAAGGGATTGAGCGGTATTGCGGCGTGCGTAGCTATCTGAACTCGCAGAAGTGGGATGCAGAGACGCAAACGCACCGGACAAACCGG